GTTAATGTTTATGTTATCCTTTTCTTTAATATTATCGTATCTATAACCTTAAATTTAATTGGTTTAGGTGAATACGATTTTTTGACTACAATATTAGGAGGGATAATTGATTTAATAGGTCAATTATTAGATTTATTATTTAGTCGCCTAGTTGATTTATTAAACCCTTTTCAGGGATGTTCGTAAAACCCCCTTTTAGTTACTTTGCTTTAATGTGTATTTAGGACACTATAAATAACTAGTGTCCTTTACACTTCCTTTAATGAAAGGAGATTATTTTATGACTCAAGATAAAATTATAAGTATATTACTATCAATAATAATTAAAATAATAGTATTATTATTTATCACAGCATATTTATATAAGTATTTAATGACTCTAGATCAAGAAGTTTTAAATAGTTTACTTATAATTGCTTTCTTACTTAATATGATTAAGTTTTTAATAGAAATAGAAAGGAGAGAAAAGAAATGAAAAAGTTAAAAATATTTTTATTGTTAAGTATTTTATTATGTCTTGGATTTGCATTAAGTCCTGAGGTTCATGCAAGTGGCCCAAAAATCTTACAAGAAAATACATACCTAACATTCCAAAGCACCTCTAATTTTACATTAAACGTTTATGATAACACAAAACATTGGGATGGAACATTATATTATTCAACTGATACGACTACTTGGAACGTATGGAGTGGCACAACCTCATTAAGTAGTGTAGGTAATAAACTATATTTAAGAGGCACGGGTAATACAAAAATTACTGGCACCTCATCTGATTATAAATGGGTTCTAACGGGTTCAAACGTTGAATGTATAGGAAATATTGAAAACTTATTAGATTGGGAAACAGTTGCGTTAAGCAATCACCCTACTATGGCAGCACATTGTTATCGCTATATGTTCAGTGATTGCACCTCATTAACCACTGCACCAAGTTTACCTGCCACTACATTAACCGACTATTGCTATTACTATATGTTCAAAGGTTGCACAAGTCTTACAACAGCACCACAGTTACCTGCCACTACATTAGCAGAAAGTTGTTATCGCTATATGTTCCGTGATTGCACCTCATTAACCACTGCACCAAGTTTACCTGCCACTACATTAGCAGATAATTGTTATCAGTATATGTTTAGTGGTTGTTCATCATTTAAAGTGTCGTCAACACGAGTAGGAACATATCAATATGCTTGGCGAATACCAACAAGTGGAACTGGAACAACTGCTACAAATTGGAACATATATATGTTAGATCAAACAGGTGGAACATTTACAGATAATCCATCAATCGATACAACATACTATGTAGAAAATCCGCCTGTATCTGGAAACGCTAAAATCTTTGAAGAAGATGATGTATTACCAGCGGGATACATAAAAATTAGTTGGGATTTTACGGATAAACCTCTCTCAGATGGTGATACCTTCTTTATATCAGGTGATTATCTTGATATAGAAATTAATCAATTTGACCTTCCTTATAATGGATATTATATAGAATTAGATATTAATGGTGAAAAATTTATTGGTGATACACCAGGCTATACAATCATAACTCTAACCGAGCCATCTACGATTCATTCTTTCGGTGGCCCTATTGGACGTCTGGAAGACTATTATGAATATATTCACGGTGCTATATTTTGGGAAGTTCTACCACCAGAGTATTTAGGTGATTATGATGATTTATATGATGGAGAGCTGTTAGATATTGAGGAAGATTATATTTTACCACAATCTAAGGTTGGAATTAAGTTATTATATAATAACACGGGAGGATCAAAGTCCGGTACAATTACATATACATTTGGTACATACGGACAAATTATACTTACCGCTCAAGAAGATAATTTATCAACACAAGTTACTTCAGCAGAAATTACTTATAATTTTACAAACCCTAATTGGAATATATACATGATTGATGATTCACTTGCTCAACAATCTTTTGGTAGTACAAGAGGTATTTTATTTGCTGGTGTATTATTAGATTTTTCATGGACTACAGAAGAGGAAAGAACTATTACCGATATTACTGTAGAAGGTGATTTAGATATAGATGTTATATTCACACGGATACTAACTGAAGAGGAATTAGCCTATCAAGAGGGATATTCAAACGGTTATACGACAGCACGAGAAATATTTGGATGGAAAGATGGAGATGATTGGTATAACGGAATAGACGCTTGGAATTTGGGAGAAAAATACGCAAGGGAATTATACGGATTTTATGACTCTACTACCGATGAATGGTTATCAGTTGATGAATATGTAGCACGATACGGACCAGGAAACGGAAACGGAAATGGTTCACCGGGAGCGAGTGATTTTTATAACAATTTTGACAAATATTTTATCCCCGCTATGATTATCGTTTTCGGCGGTGCAATTGTATTAACGATTTTAAAAGTATTTAAAGGACGTGAATAAGATGACAGATATTACAATTTTAACAATAGGTTTAATAATATTTATTATCGCTAATGTTTTAGGTTTTATTTACAAAAATAATCTACTAACTGCTTTAAGTGGATTACTGTGGTTATTACCTATATTTTTAGTTGATAATATGATTATTAAAATTTTTAGTATAATAATAATGCTTATTACATTTTTATTTAGTTTTAAAGAAAGGAATGATTATTATGTTTAAAAAATTAATGATTAAACTTTTAAAAAATAAATATATAAAAGAGTATCATTTTACTAATGATAAAAATATAATTATAAGATTTCATAAAAAAGATAATTTTAAACCTAACTTTTTAGTCAATCCTAACCATATCTTCTTAAGTAACGGATACCAGACAATTATTACTAGTGAAAATTCCGCTGAAACAATTGATGTAACAGATTTTAAGTCACAATATCCCGCAGAACATTTTAAAACTGCTATAAATTCCAAATTAATCAGTGATGCCTTTACTAGCCTTAATAGAAAAAAGGATTTATTACCAATTATACTAGTAGCGGTTGCAATTTGTATGGTATTATTATTATATATTCTTTTTACTACTAATGGATTAATTAAGGTAGGATAATTATGATGAATAATGATATTAATATTTTAGAATTAATTAAAGACTCTACTCAAGATATTAATAAAAATAATAGTGATTTAATATCTCTGCTAGCAATCAATGAATTAATTAACAATCAAAATGTTAAAAGAATATCAAGGATAACACCCGAGCAAGTAAATATATTAACTAAATTATATTTATTTGGTAGTATTTTTGACTCTAATATTGCAACCGCAATCGCTGATAATATCCTTAATCTTCAAATATCAATCAAGGGATTAGGTAGAAAAGAATTAGTACAATTGGTACAAGTACGAAATGAGGGTAGAGCCGATGAATTACAATTTAAAACGAGGGATATTTTTAGATGATAACCGTTAATGAAAATATAACAGTTAATGAAAGAAATTTATACGGTTTATATATCGCGGTGGGCCGACAAGGAAGCGGGAAAACACTTTTTATGATAAAATTATTAATTGATAATTTGAAGTATAAAAGTAAAATTTTTAGTAATATTAATTTGTATAATATAGACCGTGATTATACTAAAATATCATTATCAACTAGGGAAGATACTATAACAGATGTTCCGTTAATGCTCGATATGCTAGACGAAGATATTAATATATTTAACGATAGTATAATATTTTTAGATGAGATCCACAAAGATTTAGATTCTAGGGACTTTTGGTCTGAAAGTAGTAGAAAGATTCAAGGTTTCTTTTCACAATTAAGAAAACGTAATTGTTTAGTTTTAGCAACCGCCCAATATTTTATGTTGATTGACAATCGAGTTAGAAAACAATGTTTTAATGTCTTTGATATGCGTAAAATCTCTAATGAAATGTTTAATGTTGTCGTTAGTGAAGTTGATGGATATTATTATAGACCAATCATAAATTATGATGTAAAACTATCTGACTATTTTAAATATTATGATACTAATGAAATAGTCTTATAAAGGGTAATTATACCCTTTTTCTTATTTTTAAATAATGAAATCGTTTTCATATGATAAAAATGTTATTTATTACTTGACAGAGTAATATTATTGTGTTATAATGTAAGTGTAAAAAGATAAAAGAAAGGATGAAAAGAAATGAAAGAATTAAAATTAAGTACAAACGAAAAAATTAATTTATTAAAGTACGGTTATCTAGAAATTGAAAGGGGTATATTTACTATCATTATAACAGTCGATGATTATGGTATATATGAAATTGATGTATTAAACCCTTATGACACTGAGAAACTAACGGAAGAAATGTCAAGTCTAGCAATTCATTTAGGAAAGAAAGGTGATAGATGATGGAAAAGAAGTGTTTAAATTGTAAGTATGCAACTAATATTCAAAAGGATCCAGGGGGCTATAAGTCCGCTATATCTAAAAGAGAATACTTGCAAGGATATTGTTCAATATACAAACAGGTTCTTTATGACTATCAATTACATAGACTTTGTTGTAGTTTTTATAAACCGAAAGAAAGGGATATTTAATGATAAAACAAACTTATATGTTGTTTTATAATAAAAAATTTAATTTTGATCCTGTAAAATCTTATGCTGTTTTAAATGGTTGTGAAGTTTATTACAAAAATTTTTATAGCTATACCATAAAACAGATATTTCCTAGTGAAAAATTAGCTAAAAAATTTTATGATAATTTTTGTAAACAAAATGATTATTATGTTAATTATTATAATAAACTTAACAAAGATGACTTAACTTCATATATTGAAAAAGTTGATTACGAAATTGATTTAAATATTGAAATGGGTCATTTAGAAGATAANATTTGGATTGAAAAAGGATATTTTAAAAGTACAAGTAGAATAGGCTTTTACTTAGAAGATNTTGATTAANNAANNNAGNTAGTTAAAATGAAAGTAAATAAAATGAAAGGAGATGAAAAATTATGCTTAAATGTTAATGACTTAAGAGCAATAGCACGAGTTAACGAAATAGCTCTAAAACTAAAAGAAATGGAAAGGTTATTAAAAATTAGAAAGGATGAAAGAAAAGAAAATGAAAAAGAAGGAAAAAATTAA